GTAGTAGGGTAGTTGCCATACAAAAAAGTGCCCGGATTATCCCCCGGGCTCGGGATTAGGACTTGTCGCTCTTTGAAACGAACAGTACCAGTGAGATGGTCTTGTCAGTAGTATCAGCTTCAGCCGAAATACCAGACGTACCGTCTTCTTCGGTCGCCATAAGTACGAGCACACCAGTTGATGCAGTGTAACTGACGTACTTGACGTCGTTTTTGGGGAGGCCCTCAACATAAGATGGGAGGCAGGCCAGCACTTTGTTGGGTTTAATAGCCTCGTCAAACGTAACGGTGTAATCGCCGGCACCTGTACGATCCAACGTCACACCAGTGGCAAACGCAGGGTCAAGTCCGTCCGGGTCCCCCGTGCCATTGGTCTCAAAAGAGAGAATCCAAATTTCAGCTTCGGGGCGGTTACACCGGATAGGGAAGTCGCCCTTGAGCTTTGCTAGAATAACTGCCATAATGTCTCCAAAAGGAAAGAGACAAGGGGCCGGTTAGACCCCAAGTCTCAGGTTAGCGTCGATTACGAGGCAACCGCAACAGACATTACGCCGTTGTAACCGGGAGCGTTGCAGACCAACTCACCAAAGAGTCGAGCCCGAACCGCGATGCCGTCGTAGGTACCGTCCTCTTTACGCTGCGACTGCTTTCCATCGTCAGCGATGATGTGAGGAACAGGACCAAGGTGGGCAAAGCGCCAAGTGTCTCGCTGGAGCAAGTATCCACGGTCTGCCGGAACACAAATGTCAAATACGACATTGATAGGACCAGTGACAAAGCTGTGAATACGGAACCCGTCGAACCCTAGCTGCGCCATCCCAGGCTCAAGGCGTTCAACCTTGGTGCCTGCCTCTTCCTGAAGCTGTAGACCGGCACGAGGATTGAGGAACAGCGTCTCGGGGTCACCGCCAAACTCAGCAACCCGCATAGCAAGTTCCTGGGCGTTCACGAGAACCGAACGAGAGGTATCGTCAACCCGATGTCCCGCGAGTGCCTCGACCGAAACAGAGCGATCCACCGTGAAGTGAGAATCACCCGAGGTCGGGGCCGAAAGCGGGAGCCATTTACCTACACCAGAGATGGTGCTATCATACTGATCCACAGGGAACAGGAAGTCATCATCGGCCCAGGCCGTCGTAGAGAGGTCGTCGATTACGTCTTCACTGACAAAAACGTGACCGTCAGCCGCGTTGACTGCGGTGACCTTGATGACCTCGTCGTTGGTCTTCGGCGTAGTAGCGTTATCGGTGTTGTTGGCTTCTAGAACCATACCAATACCGAAGTTGTACACGTCGCTCTTATTGTAGAGCAGAATCCGCGAACTGCCTGCCGCCGGGTTGTCCTTCGTGATGGTCTTGGCTTTGCCAATAGAACCCGTGCCTGCACGCAGGAGGTCCGTGTGCAACCGCTTGCCTAGCTGACGAAGAATTCCGTCAATTTCAGTCGTTCGCGCAGAGATGAACGCTCCACGCTTGCTCTTGGAGGCCATAAGCGCCTCCGCTTCAATCTGCACCTCGCCGTAAAGCTTCTTACGGGCAGAGATAACAAACTTCTTGCTCTGTGAAGTTTCGGCGTGTGTAACCGCATTCGCGAGGGTGTTGTACACCGACTGAGGGTCTTCGTAATACACCGGAACAACGTAAGCATCGCCGTCGAAGTCACCCTTCATTGGGACCCACTTCAGGAAGGGACGCTTCCGGGTCATAAGCTGGTGTAGCTTCCAATCCGGATAAATCTCTTTCATGAACGCATCCATGAGAGTGACAGTTTGCTGAACAGCAGGCATTATTGTTTACCTATATTAAGTTAAAGCTAGGAGCTTAGGAATCGAACAAGTTACCTAGGACCTCTACACCGTAGGTGTCCCACTGTTCCTTAGTCCAGTTTTCCTGTTCTTTGCGAATATTATTTCTTTTTCGCTTAGCTCCCTTTGCGTTTGATAGTGGTTTGCTTTGTTTGCGTTTGTTACCACTTTCGTCTGGCGTGTCTTCATCATCCGCTGTGTCAAGGGTTGGCCCTGTGAGGGCTTTAAACCGTGACACACTACGCTCAAGTTCTTTGTTTAGTTCTTGAGCAACTCTTTGTGCAGAGGGCCACTTGCCTGAACGGACAAGTTCCACGGCCTTAATCTGCAATGCACTACGAGCTTCTTCGAGATTGTCGCTGGCGAGAACACCGGTGTACGGAAAGCTCTGCACAAAGCCGTCAACGTCTTCTAGTAGTTCGTTGAGGTCGCTCTGCAACATCTCTGCTTTCAGGTGCCGGGCAGCTTCTGTTTGCGTTGATACTCTGCTGCTGTCTTCTTCTCGAATGCCGCTCTCTAGTGCTTCTAAACGAGCCTCTAGGCTCAGTCGATCTACTTGCTCTTTGAAGTGCTCGGGTGCGTCGTCTCCCAAAGCCACGGCCAAGAGCCGCTTGCCAAGAGCACCCGCTTTGGAGTCCGCGCCGTGGCGCTTTAGGAATGCTCCTGGGTCACGGAAAAACTCAGCTACGAACTTCTGTTCTTGTTGGTCTGGCTCCGAGGGCTTGGCGTCATCGTACTCTTTAATCCGCTTGCGCAGGTCTCGGAGTTCTTTGTCTTGAGCCGTCTTTTGCTTTAGCCAGGCAGCCTCTTTTGTGTCTGGCTTTTTGGCCTCTGCAACTTCGTCGCCAGGCTCTGATTCCTCATCTTCTTGAGGATCTTCTTCAACTGCCTCCGCAATCTCAACAGTCTCAGCGTCTTCCTCGGGTGCTTCAGCACTGTCAGACAAGTCGCTATAAATCTTTTCAATGTCAACATCTGCGTGAGGATTATCTACGTCAAAATTCTCGGGTGGTTTCTCTTGCGCCATATTTACCCTAGGTGCCGATTAGTCCGGCTAGTTGTGTTTCAGCAGCGTCTGCTCCTTGAGGAAGCACACCAGGGAGTCCAGTTTCTGCTACATTGCCTGCTGGGGTATCCGCAACCTGCTGTTGTCGCATCAACTCCATCTCTTCAGGAGTGGGTTGATTCAATTCCTTGAGTTTGTCGTCTGCAAACTTTAGGAACTGCCTATACATCTCAAGGACTCTGGGAGGTGCAACACCTGCCCCAGTCTCCCTGTTACCGGCCATCATAGCGTTTAAATATGCTGCATTCACCAACTGGAGTGCGAGCGGTAGGTCCATGAACGAATCCGGCTGCACCCACCTCTCGTTGGCAATCTCATTAATGACCCAGTGGGTGTGTTCTAGCTTGGCCTTAGCCAGCATATCGCTCTGTTCTAGGTCTGGGTGATCTAATAGGCGTCTCATTTCTTCTGGACTGAGAGGCACCCCGTACTGCGCAAATTCAATAATAGTCTGCTTCTTGCCCGCGGGGGTTTCCCCCAACACAGAGCTGGGCATCGCCCGCAGCGTAAACTTGTGACGATTGAAGTCTGCTTCAGGCCAATCAATCTCTTCTACGAACCGAGTTGACACATAGGACTTGGGCTTAACCCGCATATTCCTAACCAGGTCAACAACTAGCTGCCCCACTTCTACGTAGGCCTGCTCATACCGCGCTTGCTGGTCTGAAAAGCGTTGAGCCTGGTTGTCGCTCAGTTCTCGTAGAGCAACAGCAGCCTCAATTCCTTCAGGGCGAGTCGCATGGGCTGCCATAGATGAGATGCCAGCAAACTCAAACGCAGACTGTTTTAGGTACTGCACCCGGCTGTAGGTCTCAGTATTCACCGCAGTGGGGGTGTGAAACACCGGAGGTCGTCCCCCGTAGTTAACCACCTGTCCGATTTCGTTTGTGAGCTTTGCTTTCAAGGTTTGGCTGGAACGCTCCACAAACACTCGGGGTACAGCTATCAGGTCGTGGCACTTCTTGATGTAGTCGTTTAGTTCGTTGATACGAACCTGGAACCCTACCAAACCTTCTGCCAGACCTTGCCCATAAAACCCAGTAACGGGCTCATTCCACTTAAAGAAGACGTACGGGACAAAGGACTCAGCCCAAGGCAAATCCTCCAGGACACCTGCCGAACACGATCGAACAAACCGGCCCGGGCTATCACCTCCGGGTGAGCGGTAATAACTATCGGCCACCATCACCATGTCAGAATCCACCTGACGGTTAGGCTGGGAATCGGTCAAGGTGTCGCTGGACTCTTTGATTTCGGACTCGCAGTCCGGGTACATTTCTAAGAGTACTTCTCGGCTAATGGGCCGAACCTCATGGACTTGCCGGGGCATTCCGCCTGCAGGAACCTCTCCCTCGTCCACGTAGATGTTGGAGACAAGTACACGCTCTGCTTCGAGCGTCCCTGACTCTCCATCTGCAACAATTTTTAGACAACCGGTACCAAAGATACAGGCGTCTCTAAATACCTCTGGCATCAACTTGTAGACGCCAAGATGCTGGAACATCCCAAACAGGAACTTATCTAGCTGCTTGGCAAGCTTCTGCAGGTCCCAGTTTGCGCCCTCTGTAAGAATCGCAATCTTGGGCTTGGACTTCCCGATTAGGGATTTTGCCGTATCAATGACGGATTGGATGATGTTTTCGGTAACAGCCGCCCAGCGACGCCTAGAGAAAGCAGCCGTTGCTGCGCCCAGGCCCGGCTCTTCCCTGTTGGAGTAGAATTGGGCGTGACACTTGTTTGCCTCTCGAAACTCACTCTGCTCGGTTTCCAGGCTCTTGATGTACTCAAAAATCTGGTCGTGCAGGTCGGGCGCTTCGTCAGAAGCTGCATACCAAAACTCAGACACTAGCGCACGCCAAGCTGACGCTTAAGGGTTTCATACGTTCCCGGCAGGTGGCCTTGTGTTAAAACCTCATCATCGTCTGGGGCCGTGGTTTGGTCGGGGAACGCTGGAGCTAGCTGTGCGGACATCTCACCACACGTGGCAACTAGTACGTCATACTTGCGCATTAGCTGTAAAAAAGTTTCAAATTGTGAAAGGTCCATGAATTCTCCATTTGCGAATCACGAGTGTTTTCGTACTTCTCCCAACTCTCTAGTTGATTCTGCGACGCCATCTTTTCTCTAAATGTTTCCTCTTCAGCCTGTTCACGCATCTTCCACCAGTCGGGTGTACCCGGAACAGGAGAGTCTTCTCTAGCTGCCCAGAGATGATGATAACAGTGGCGCCAGATATACAGCGCAGCATCCGCACAGTGGTTAGGGGATCTTGGGTCTTCCTTGGTGTGGTATTCATCGGCCCACTGGAGCGTAGTCCACTCATCTACAAGTTCTACGCAGGTGTCTTCTAGGACCTGAACTCGTCCAGCGTCAAAGTCGGCGTTCTGTAACTTGATGTGTGCAGGCTTCTCGGACTTCTTTGCTGCAACAAAGTGGACACCAAACAACGAGGACATCGACTCCACGACCATAGTCCCAAGGCCACCGGTATCAGCTACCCTAACAACAAACTGGCCGAATCTTACTTCCAGGGCTTTTGTGCGGGCTACGATATCCCCAATCTGCCAACCTACATGTTTTTCCGCATGAACGTATAGTAGGTTGGGGTAGGTATCGGCCCAAGCCGCGACTACAAACGCAGTGTCGTCCTTGCTACCAAGATCCAATCCTAGCGCATACTGCCAGTCGTGACCTTTTGGGACCTCAGCTAGTCGTAGGTCCTTGGTTGAGCGGGTGTACCCGTACACGAGGGCGTCCTCGTCGGGGACCCAGTTACCTAGGTACTCTCGTTGCCAGGTGGGGTTGCTGTCCTCCCAACCGGCCTGCTCTTTATCGGCTAACGAGCCTTCCCAAATCAACTTGGCAATGCCGTGGCCAGGGTGATTAACAAGACTCTTGTCGTTGGCAATCTCCCTGCTTGACCACGTATGAAGCGACCAGTTAGCTCTTCGCAGGTGGCCACTAGGCGTCCGCCAGTGGGGCTTGTCCTTATCCTTCCATGGACGGACTGTGCCATAATCTTTGTGGCCCTGACCTGTAGAGATGGCCCAAAAAGGACCAGCTAGCACTGCCCCAGGCGTCCCAATCATTACCAATGTGCCCCTATGGTCTAGTAGGGCAGGTTTGAGTACATCCTGGATAAGTTCCTTTAGCAGCGCGGCTGAGTAAGACTTACCCTCATCTACACAGGCCAGATCATACCATTGGCCACGAAACTTCTCAATTTCCTCTAGCGTGTCTGCACCTGTAAAAAAGACGATAGAACCGTTTGGTAGTTCACACTCAAGGTCTACGTTGCGGTAGTGTGCCTTGATTTCGACTTCTGCGCAGATGCGTTTTAGTTCGTTCCAGTAAACGCCCTTTACTTGTTTCCGAACCTTTGCAATTACCACGGTCTTTGAGCCGGGCTTTCTCAAGGCGGTAATAAGGGCGTAATGTAGTACAGCGAACGACTTGCCAGCGCGCCTAGGGCACAACGCCACCTTCTGTCTCGCAGGGTCGTTGAGGAAGTCCCTCTGTGCCGGAAACAGCCGTCGTTCTAATTTGTCGGCGATTAGAAGATCGTGCTGCCGTTCGTTGCTCTCTTTGTCTTGATAGAGCTGGTCAAAGAACGCAGCAGTCTTCATTAGTTAACTTTTCGTGGGCGGCCGGGGCCACGCTTCTTAGGGTCGGCTTCGTTACTTGGCGGTTGGTTAGTAACGGAATCTATACGTGGCGTAGCTGGTTTGTACTGCCAACAGGCTAGGGATTCCTTAGCCACGTAAAATTCTTGCTGGGGGCTCTTACCGTACCTAACCAGGATGGCAGCCTCTTCGGTGTCCATAAAGAGGTCGTGCAGTTTTGTACTGATGCTAGCCCCGCCTTGCATGTAACCGTAAGGGCATCGAATTCCCTTGCCTTGCGGCAAGAGGGCATACTGCAACTGACGGAGCATTAACTGGCGTCCCTAACAAGGACCGCCACAATATCGGATTCCTTAACCAGGAACAGGTCCTTATCTGCGCCAACAGCTTCGCATTCGATCGCGGAACCAGGACAAAACACTTCCATCCCAGGCTCAACGCCCATTTCAACATCTTCTGAGACCCGCTCAACCGTATACTTGTACGATCGATCGGCGTCTGGGAGGATAATTCCTCCCTTGGTAACTCCCAGCAGGCTGCGCCGCAAAGTCAACCAATTCCGTTTGGGGTACACTTCTACATTCATTTTTTCTCCTTATAGCGTCTGCGGATCAAATTCCAATTGTGTTTTGCTCCGCGAAGAAATTTACCACACACAGGGGTTTTAAACGTATACCTCATTATCCCCGGGTGCATCCCTTTAGCAATCCCCCTCAACAATGAGCCGATTCCGTGGCCTCTGAAGGGTGCTTTCACGTATATATAATGAAGGACAGGGTATTCGGCTTCCTTGCTGCGTTCAAAGCAAACAAAGCCATAAATTTGGTCCCGGTCGTTCTCTGGACAAGCCATCACCACCGAAACCTTACCGTCCCTTAGTAGACAATCGACGGTGCTCTTAATCGCCTGGATTGTAGCCTCACGAGTAAAAGCACCGGACCAGGGGTTGCGTGAATGAGCGTAATCTCGAATCCACGTTTTCCAGACGAAATTAAAATCGTCCCTGCTTTCCATGGACCTGAAAAGGTACCCTCCGGTCTGGCTGTCTGGGAGCTTATTCAATCTGAGCCTCAGCGGGCTCGGGCAGTGCCTTGTTGCTGCTAACCAGGTGACCCTCTACAGCTCTAAGGCGGGCTACCATGCGTTCCAGGAGGGTCTTACGAAACTCGTCTGGCATCTCTTCCATAGCCGCCAACATAAGCTCAGTTTTATCGTCCCAGCTAAGGTGCTTAACCGCCTGAGCATCCTCTTTTCGTAGCTTTCGGGCTTCAGCCACTAAGCCGATATTTGCATCTGTAAGCTGCTTTACAGCTTTTACGCACTCAAAGCTAAACGACGCCCCAGACTTCTTCCGGGCCTTGATTTCTTTTTCGACCTCTTCGTTCAGCGTGTTAACCACCCTGATGCTGTGGTCAAGGATGCTAGCTAGTAGAGGCAGCTCTACCTCTGGCCAGATAATATTCTTTTTGGCCGGGATACAAATTTCGCACCCAAATTCCGATGAGTTATACCGCTCTTGGCAAAGTCTGCAGCTAATATCGTGTGGTCTCAAAACTCACTTAGCCTTTCTCCCAGCTTTGATTCTAAACTCGTAGGTCAGAATCAGCTAGACTCGACTTAGTAACACTAAGTCAGGTACTCCTGTCCTACAGGGGTACTTATAATGTAAGCACTCCAGTAGAAGCTGTCAACCCCTGGATTGAAAGTATTTTATTAAGTCTAACAATTCTAGTATTCTGGAGGGTAAAATAATCCACTCCGGTTTTTCAAAAATAGGTCTACAGTTAATGTTACCTATGCACACTCCATGCCAACTTACAAAAGGGTATCCCCCCTTACCAAACCCCCCTGGAGACAACAGTCCGGCATGAACAT